TGGTAGTCTATCTGTAGCTGCGCTCAAGTCGAAAGAATAGAATTTCTGATTAGGCTCAACCAGAGACATTAGTCTATTGATTGGAGCAATTTGATCAAAAGTTCCATCCATCGGAATTCCCTCTAGTCTAGAGAGTATGGCATCGTGGAGAGGTTTTAAGATTACCTGGATCCAGTAGTTGGTAATACCAACTATTCTGGCTTTTCCAGATTGATCATGAACCACTCCCAACTTTGCAATTTTCAAGCTAGGGGCTCGACCTGCTAGGATTCAAACAAATCCTAACATCGGAAGAGAAACCACTAAGATGAAGAATAGCCAAGCTATCCATTTATATGCCTTAACATGGGAAGCATACTTTACGTACGCAACCAATGTTTTAGGGTAATAAAGGAAAGCTATTGCATCGAGAGCTGAACCCCAAGTGCTTTTAGTAGCATTAGGACTAGCTTTTTCGATAAGCAATAACTTAGGTTGTTTTAGTCTCAGTGATCCATAGGATAGGTTCTTAAGAGCAAATTTTAACAATCTAGAATCAAATGATCTAGTTGTACCTTTAAATGGTTTCAATATTGAAGCCAAGTTAGGTTTTACCCTGTTAGAAAATATTCTAAAGATAGAGAGTACAGTTAAGATACAAACTACAATACCCTTATTACCTAGAAGACCTTTTGATTTAAATTCCAAAAGTTCTTTTCTAAGTAACCAAGGTATAATAGTAGGTAACCCGTGAGAATCTCGTTTAATCATAGGACTGTTAGATCCCATAATCACCGGTTGATCCGCAAGGAAATATATAGTAATTCTTAAACATTCTTTAAGATAACAGGCGAATCCTCTCGGATGCCCGAATCTCTTATAAAGAGATTTAAATCTTGAAAGAAGTAAAAGAAAACTATCATGTTTTCCCGCTGCTCCACATGCCCAGATAGCAAGTAAGAAGTATGGCTTGAATTCATAAGATTTCAACCAAACTTTCTGACTCACTTTCACCAGTTGAGAGTTTGTAAATATGTTAAACATGTTTGCAGCTTTTAATTGTTGAATTTGGTGTTCAGCAATGCCTATTCGGATATGTCGCAGGTTCAAGGGTGCTAGCCTCTAAAACTGAGGATGGTCTCTCGACTTACCATCTATCTTTTCGTGAAGGATACCAATATCCCTACATTGCTGGGTAAGATTATTACCATAGCTCTGAGTATCACATTCTTTTGGAACGTGACGTGCTTAGACAC